TTCATCAATACGCTTAGATACTGATGCTATTTCTTTATCAGCAGTTCTAATCATTTGTGAAACTCTTGAAGTAGATTTATCCTTATCAATTTGTTTAGATAAGTTAGCCTCTTGTGAGTTACGAATGTTTTGTTGATTAGTTAATTGAGTTGTATAACGAGCTATCTCCGCATCATTTTTAGTGATTTGAGTTTGATATACTGCTATATCTCTTTCAACTTTTTGTAGTTCTAAGTTTTGTTGTTGGAACGCATTTGATAGATAACCAAAGATACCTGCTGATGTAATTAACATTAAGGTAGCAACTGACGTAGCTAGATACCATTTGTTAAATCCTTTAATAGTATCCCACTCTTGCTTTAAATAAGTTGCGGCAACCAATTTGGCGAATTCTAATGCACCAGCCATCACCATTACTGAAATAGATGCTCCAGCAAATAGAACTCCTAATCCCGTTACGGAAAAATATGCAGCACATCCAGCAACTATAACTGCTGAAATTCCTACCAAATACTTTAACCAATTCATTACGATAAATCTACGATGTTTGTTGTTAATTCTACCAATCTTTGGATTTCATTTGATAACTTAATTGCTTCCGCTTGATTAGCAGGTCTTTCTCCACTTAGCATTTCGGAAATAACTTTGGCTCTTTTAGTAATAGCTTCTAAATGTTCTTGAGCTTTTATTTTGTATTCTGGTTTCATAATTTGTTTTTTTAATTGTATATATAAATATACTCTAAATAAAAATGAGGGTGATTTTACTCACCCCCACCTATTGTTAGTTTGTTTGTTTAGTTAAATTAGCCAATTGAAATTGTTCTTTTCTTTGGTTTTTCAGGTTCTCTCTTTGGTATATGTAACTCCAATACACCATCTTCAAATACGGCTTTAATACCATCTAAATCGAAGATTTTAGAATCGGCTGTAAAACTTCGTAAGAATGAAGAGCGTTTAACTTCTCTGCGAAGATATACTCCACCTTCTTTTTCGTTTGCTTTATTTGCTTTTTCTCCTTTTAATGTAATCACATCACCATCTACATCAATGGTAATTTGTTCTTTTGTTAATCCCGGAACCTCTGCTACAATCTCAATACGGTCATCAAAATTAATGATGTCACATTTTGGATAAGCGTTGTTTTGAAATGGGTTAATACCAATTTCCTTTGTTAATTCAGGAAATGATTCTGAAAATACTTTATCAAATAAAGTATCTAATGGTGAGAAGAACTCGTCCCTAAATGCGGGGTTAGGGAATCCCCTTTGAATTTGATTTTTCATTTTTTACCTTTTTTAAGCGTTAAGTTTGTATCTCCTTTTGGATGATACGCCGATATGCTGGCCAGCTCTATCGGATAATAAATATAATGAAATTAAAATTTAATACCATTTTTATATTCAGAACTTTCAATTCTACAACTCATGTGGTCAGCCCAATGTAATAGATATGGTAGTTCAGTCTTTAATGCAAAATCCTCACTATATGAAATGAAATACTTTTCATTAGCCTTATTATACAACCCATCTGCTAACATAATACCAATCATTTCTTTTTGAGTAAATTCAACACCATATTTTTGTAACAACCAAAGTGCTCTGTGTGTTACATCCATATAATGCAATTCTCCATTTTGAGTGAAGATTGAATTCTGATTTTTACGATGCCAATCACTTTGTTCAGGTACATAATAAGGTTTAGTACCATCTCCTAACTTACCCAAGTCGTGATGTAGTGCTGCAAACAATAACTCCTCAACTTCAAAATCAATAATACCACCATTGTTTTTAAATTGAGTCATTTGTCCAATTGCATTTTTACATACATTCATAACATGGTCAATATAACCTCCAACGTATGCCGAATGAAAATGAGCTTTACCGCTTGCAGGAGCTACGATTAATTCCATTCCCAATTCATCTTCGGAATACATGTGTAATAACTTCTCCATTCGTTCAGGTTGTGAAGCGAATGCTTTCTTTACGAAGGATATAAACTTATCATAGTTTTCCTTCAATTGTGTTTCAGTATAATTTCTCATAATACAAATATACGATTTTATTTTTGATTTTCCAAATTTTCTTCAATATCTTCTCCAGTTAGTGCTGAATATAGTACATCCAATTCTTCCTCACTACCACAAAATCCCAACCCATCCATATCCATTATTTCAATAAAGAATTGACCGGGTTTCAATCCCAATTCTTTTAATAGTAATCCTTCATCGGTTGCATTGGAAACAAACATAGGAGCAAAATCATCATCTCTATTTTTTGGTAATGCTAATGTGAAATAATAATCCTCTGCATTTTCATCTTCTTCCGAAGAAAGACCATCACCTACTGATACTTTAGTCCATCCTTGTCTTTTGAATGTATGCTCCGTAATCGGAGTCATATTTAATCTAATCTCTTTTGTTCTCATTATTCTATAACTACTTTGGTATATATTACTTTATTTGAAGGTGAGTGAATTGATTTTAAAACTAACGTATCACCAATCATTTCTCGTATAGGTGATATTATTGTATTTATTTCACCATTAGTTCCACTATATGAACAACAATTTGTTGTTGGTACTAATTCATCTTTATTGTTAATCAATGGTGGTAATTTTACAATAGTGTATTGACCAGTAAAATAATTTACATACGCTTGTGTAATTGTTGCGGTTGTATCGCCTTGCTTTAGCCACCAAAACAAATTACTCTCAAACAAAATCTTTTCAGGTGGAAATGGTTCGTTACCATTAACCAAAACTTTACCAGTAACTCTGTGTGATTGTGGTGTACCATTGGATACAATCTTCAAATGGTATAATCCGTTTTGGTCTTTTGGTAAACTAACTTTTCCATTTTGAGTTAATACTGAATCAATGGTAAATGTATATTCTTTTTGCGGAATATATTCACCTTCTTTCGTACATGCTGAAAATAAAAGTAAAAGGGGTATTAATTTTTTCATTATAACAATTTTTCTAATATAGAATCCCAAGTTGGGTATTCGTTAAAAGTTTCAGTTTCGTATGCCCAACCAAATCGTAATAGTTCACCTTTGAATTCTCCTGCTCCGTTAGCAGTTCTATCATCAATTAGATAATCACCAATCAACATATTTTTTAAGTGAGATACTACCATTTTCTTTCGGAACAAATCTCCAAAGTATTCTTCAATCCAAAATCTCTTATCCATAGCACTCATTGGGTTACCCCAAGGTGCTGCAGTGGCGATATACAATTCATACTTACCACTTTCTGCTAATTTCTTAACTGCTTCGATTGCTCCTTCAATTGGTGGTGCATTTCTGAATACACCCGGTATATGGTCATATCTACCTTTGTATTCTTCCCGTAAATGAGGGCTTCGATTAAGAACGATTTCTACTTGCTTACTAAAATCAACAAGAACACCGTCCATGTCAATCCACACTACTTTTTTGTTACTATTCATATCTTGTCTTTCTTTATACAATAAAGATACGAAAAATACCCGAGTTTTCCAAATAAAAAGGGGCAAATAACGTATTGAGAATCAACAAGTTATGCCCCTTTTTCTAAGTGGTTGAAAATCAATTAGTTACAACTTCTTCATTTTCAATGGTTTCCGTTTCTTCTGCAAATGGATTGAACGAAAAGTCTAATTCGTACTTATTTCCTTCACCTAAATAAATTTCTTCTTCTAATTCGTATCTTTCCAATACTCTTTTAACAATACCAGAACGAATACAATCTTCTGCTGTGAACTCTATTTGATAAACTCCTTTAACTCCTGCCAATCGTTTCCATACATCATAGAACCCACTCTTTGTATAAGCAGGTGAACCATTAGTTCGATACTTATCGCATTGAGAAAGGTCACCTTCTATAACTAATTTTGAATCATCGGAAATACGAGTGATTAAAGTTTTCAATTGAAGTGGTGATGCGTTTTGCGCTTCATCTAAAATGATATATGATTTTTCAAAGTTGATACCTCTAAGAAAATTTAGAACTCTGAATTCTATCTTACCTTGTTCTATTAACTTTTTTGTTTCAACAGGACCAATAATCTTTTGAATAATAAATAAAGATGATTCGTTGTGTACTGCTATTTTTTCCATTAAATCACCTGGCAAATGTCCCAACTTATCTTCCCCACCAACATCAACAGTTGGATTTATTATAATTAATTTTTCAATATGCGATAAACGATGTAATAATAACTCTAAACCTTTTTGTATTGATACGAATGTTTTTCCAGCTCCGGCTAATGCATGACCCATTATAATATTATGTGATGGGTGTTCAATTGCTTTGTAAAATCTCTTTTGATTAAATGTTTTAAATTTGATTTTCTTTATAACTTTTGGATAAGATAACTTATACTCTTTAACAACCTCTACCGGAACTTCTTCATTTAACTTCTTCCTAGCCATAGTACCATTTTAATTTGTTAGGGTATTGTAACTTTTGCTTTCGGTGTTTTACCTCTTGCTTTTTTTAATTTAACGAGTTTTAATTCATTATGTATATCTCTACACAATTCGTATTTTTCTATATTAATACAAAGGTTTAGTAAATGTTCTAATGCTGGGATATAATCTTCCCTACCGATTTTTGAAACTATATCGGAATCTTTAAAACGAAATAAAATGATGTGAGATTTTTTAGATTTGATTGCTAGCTTTAATCTCTTGAATGTTTGCTGTAATAGTGAATCACCATAGTGGCTAAGATATTTATTAATAGTAGGATTTTTACTATTTAGATACTTCAACCACGGAACATTAGGATTAACCATAGGCAATCTTTTTATTACCTATAAATATTAAGTAATTATAATAAAAAGTTTATTGTTGGATATTTCTATAATCTCTTTCCTGATTAATAAAATCCCCCGCACCTACTCTTGCATCATAATCCTTTGAGTATCCATATCCATTATACGCACCACCAAATCCACCACCAGCTGAATTATTTTGTCCACATGGACCTATTTGAGTTTTTTGATATACATAATGATTTTCAGCCCAACTATTTTCTTCACAACAAAATCTACCAACTAATCCATATTGGTCTGTTTGTATTTCTTGCATTTCTCCAGCTTGGTTTCTAAATTTCATTTTACTCTGCTCCAATGTAGCTGGAATTGTCAATCGTATAATATCATATTCAAAGAATCTTCCTGTTGTTTCTAATGGTACAACATCTCCTGTATTTTGTGGTGGATTATCTTGCTTATCAGTATTATTTGTTTTATTTGTAAATTCAAATTTAGATAATTCATTTGCAGTTAATACTCCATTGTTTTCAACAGAATCTAATGTTGGTGATGATAAACACCAACTTAAATAATAACAAAGGTCTCTGTAATCAACGTATATTTGATTTTCTTCATCAACCAAATCTAAATATGGATTTTCAATTACTTGTTCAACCATTTTTTCTACATCACTCTTAGGTTTAGTTTCTGTATCTGATATTGATGGTTCTTCGCTTGTTTTAAAAATTCGTTTAGCTACAACTTTTTCGGGCTCAATTAATGTGGTTTCATTTTGAGTTTGTTCTACATTTGAATCAACCCTAATATTAGCATTTTCTATCGCTAACATTCTTGGATTGGTTTCATCTACATTTCTTCTTCTAAAAATTCCTCTAGGTTCATCATCATTTGTAATTTCATCTACATTTCTTCTCCTTAATCCAAATAAACCTCTACGTTCAACATCATTTGTAATTTCAGTAGTAATTGGTGCAGGAGTTTGTTCGATTGGTATAATTTCTCCCGATATTTCGGTTGTATCTTTTACAACCCCATTAGGGTCAGACCCATACGTTGTTGTTTTATTATCTTTACTCGTAGTATCAATTATTTTTAAAAAGTTATTTTTAAACATTTTTACATTTCTAGAACTTTCAGTTTCTATTTGATATATAAAATTTCTAATAGAATCCGATAAATCAAATTCAACTATATTAGTATCTAAAAGAGAAAGATTTAAAAAATATGGGTTTGGTGTAGTTATAGATTGTTCTAATTCAGCAAAATAATTAAATGATGTAAAATATCTTGGAAATTCATCATCTGCTGATTTTTTTACTCTTAAAATAAATCTAATTGAAGTATTAGCAATAGGTCTTATAAACGCAACATTTGATAGCGGGAATCTTCTTTGATTTTCTGGAAAGATTCCTGTTAATACCGCATCCCCATGATTATACAATGAGTTTACAGAAGAGATACTATTTTCTCTTGTATAATTTCTTATTGTAGGATATTGATTTTGTAATTCAAATAATCTAAAATACTTCATAGAAATAAATATCACTAATCGTAATATTCTATAACTATCCCAGCTTCCTTAAACATTTGATTAGAGCGTTCGGCTGATTCTTGCCATTTTGGATTGGTAGCTCCCTTACCACTTCTTAATACTATTTTAAATATTCCCGAATTGATAATTGCTCGGGCACAATCTGCACAACTAATTCCACAAGTCATATACATTGTAGTTCCTAATGTAGATACACCAATTCTGGCTGCATTATATATTGCATTTCGTTCGGCGTGTTCAAACCAAAAATACTTTTCAGGCTTTTCCTGTCTTTCATCAATATCATCATTAATACCTCTTGGAAATGAATTATAGCCGGTAGAAACAATCTCATTATCTTTACCAACTATAACAACACCAATTTGAGTGTTTTTATCTTTTGATTTGAGCTTTACTTGCTCAGCGATATTAATAAAGTATTCATCCCAATTCATTACTTACTCCATTTACCTCTTTGTACAATCTGAGCGATGATACCATATACTGATAAATCCTCATAAGTATCTTGAATAGATTCACCCACTTCATCGGGCTGTCCTAATACTACCAATTGCTTTAAACGTTGAACCTTATCGTTAATTCTAAACCATAAGCCTGTTAATGATAATTTCACATCTTCTTTTGATTCCAATGGAGTTCCTACTGAAATGTTACCAGGTCCGTAGTTTCGTTGCTTCTTACAAAATGTTTCATACATCTCGGCTTGAATCTTTTTAAACTCTGCACAGGTTTGTGGATATGTTTCTTCGCAGTATTCAACTGCCGTTTTTGTGTTATTTTCTACCATTTTAGAATTGTGTATTTTTATTCGTTTCACAAATATACGAATAAATTTTCACATTACCAAACGTTTTCATGTATATTTACTTTTTTTAAAAATAATTCAAAAAAACTTTACGTTTGGCATTTCGGCAGTATATATATTTATGACACTTGGACACTGGGACAAAAGAAACTGTATAAATAAAGACTTAGACAATTACCAGGAAACTGGGACTAACTGTCTGAAAAACTCCCATCTTCATTTTTGATTGAAATTTTGTAAATACGGCCTGTTGGGTCTGAACTGATTAACTCATTCTTTTTTACTTCTGCATCTTCAATAGATTCGAACTCATCAATAGTATCATTTGGGTTTAATTTCAAAACCCAAATCTGTCTTTTAGCCCAATTAGGGTCACCCATATTAGTATCCGTTGGGATTAATTGTTTGTGAATAACGTACATAATTTATATTTTAATGTGTATCTCTTATATGTTGTGCCATCTTCCATCCATGTACTCTCATTTGCCAAGCATACCAAATAGAACCCCCAAAGAATAGTACAAGCCATGCAAATGATAACCAACTATTTGTTCTCATCTCATCCATAAATCCTATCATAATTCCACATAATGTACCTATAAGAAGTACAAATCCCCATAGTTGACCGGCAACCTTCCACCATTGTAAAAACTTTTTCATAATTATTTTTTCTTTAATAATGATTTTATATCACAATAACAGGCATTAGCTCCATGTGCAATAGCCATTAATATCCACATCCAACTCATTTCGCCTAAACCCAAAATGGTCTTTGGTTCAATATTAGTCAATAAAATATTTGGAGAACAATGTGTAATTGATTGTGATGGTTGGTAAAAGTAAATAGCAAGTAATATAAAGGATACGGATACCCAATATCTTAAAGCATAATATTTTACTTTATTCCACATACCAATAAGTATATGGTAAATTAAATACCTAATTCCTTAAGGCGTAATAATTCTTCGTGAATTTGTTTATTGAACGGAGTCCATTTGATATTCTCTAACATCCATTTACGATACCATATTGGAATCTTCCGTATTTCAGTATCTTTGTATTTTCCGAATGTCATCTTAACCACAGGTCCTTGAGCGGCCACATCATGTGGTGATGGCTGGTTTTGTTTATGTAAACCTATTTCATGTAAAGGAATGCCTGTTAATAGTTTCTGACCTTCTCCATATAATTTCCATAGAGGTTCTTCCTTTGCAAAATATAAATCTTCTACTTTTCCGAACTTTGGTACACTACCTACAAAATCGATTACAAGCCCATTTGCTTTGTCAGGATGGATACGAGTTACTCTACCCACAAATTGATACCACCAACTTAAAGAAGCCGTAGGTCGGCCGGTTATAATACAATCTAACTGCGGATGGTCAAACCCTACTGATAAAATTGTAACTTGAACAACAATTCTTAATCGAAGGTTTTTGAAATCATCAATAATCCTATCTCTATCCGAATCAGGCATACCACTAAATACCGCTTCACAGCTTGGTAATCGGGTTGATAATTCTTTTGCTTCCTCAATAGATGGAACGGCTACTAATATTGATTTTCTATCGGATAATTCAGATATTCTCTTAATTATCTTACCACTAATATCTTGCTGTTTGTAGGCTCTTTTAATACTCTCATCGGTGAATTCCGCATTTGTTGAATTATACACCAATGCACCAGTATCAAAATCATAAGATTCATATTGTAGTGGTGACCAGAATCCTAAATCACACATTTCCTTAATTTGGGCAACGTGAATTATATCTTTGAAATAATTACCTTTTTTACTCTTAGATGTAAGCATTACCAACTTAGAAAATGGTCTAAAATGCTCATCCATATTAGTTTGTAACTTTAATGGTGTTGCGGTTAATCCTAAAACGTGCGTAATCTTAGCTGCAGTTAAAAATCTTCTTAACATACCATCGGGTTCACGTGGAAAACGGTCACATTCATCAATAATCACCTTACTTATACCCAATGTATGGAATTTATGGGCTATATTAACAATAGAACCAATTGTGGCGTATGTAACATCCCCAATTTCTTTCTCACCCATTGCTGCACTATAAATTGAAGCTTTTCCACCCAAATTGATGAATTTATTGTAATTTTGCTCCAATAATTCCTTTGAAGGTTGAATTACAACTAATTTTTCACCTAATTGATGAGCTATTTCAGCAATTACGATACTTTTACCAAATGCAGTTGGTGCGACAATAATAGAAGGATGTGGTTTCTTACTTTTAAAGAATTCCACACCCTTTTTTACAGGTTCTATTTGATTAGGCCTTAATTCCATTAATTTATTTTATGTATTCCGGTCCGTAAACTCCATAACGAGCCGTACCATCGATAATGTTACCTCTAGCGTGCTTAGCCGGAGCTTTCCAAGATGCTGGTTTTAGTAAATCACCTTTTTTAATTGGTGAACCTTTCAAATCACCATCAACTCTACTGATGAATCCCCAACAAGAGGTGCCATCCCATAATCTGATGAATTTATTACCAATTTCAACATTCAAATCGGTTTTACCTTTCATTGATTGCATGTTAGCGTAATATACTTCACGCTCTTTGTTCACTTTTTCGATAAAATTAGCAACAATTGGGTTATTTTGTAAATAATCTAATGCTTTTTGATTAGTACTTCTCATAATAAAGGGGTTTTATTGATTTTTTAATAAATTGAATGAATACTTGTTACGAGCAAATTCCTTATTGACTTTTTTCTTCTTATCAACAACTATTTTTTCTCTAAATCTACCATCATAAGCCCCAGAATTCACCATTTCGGTTCTTTTTTGGGATAATCTATAATTTTTCATAATCTTAATTTCTTTACATAGTAAAGATACGCAAAATTTACCAAATTTCCAAATTTTTTACCATTTTTATCTCGTTGAAAATCAACAAATTACGATTTTTTTTGATTTTTTTCGAAATTTTAGCATTTTTTTCATAACTCGTTGATTTTCACTATTTTATTATCAAAACCTTTGGTAATGTGGAAATATTTTCGTATATTTGTAAATCTTTTGTTAATAGCATTATAGTTATTAACTGAAAACGTTACTAAAAGCTTATGAATACATATACATATCTATATACAACAAATTCAGCCCGTTTTGTAAGGGAAGCGGCTGGGCAAACTAAGGGTGTAGGAGCATAATCTCCGCACCCTTTTTTATTTTAATCGTTATAATTTAAACAAAAACAAACAAACATGAAAAAAATCGGAAAATTTCTCCTTTTGATGGTGGTAACACTTATATCATTTGGGGCGCTAGCGCAAGAAACTACATCTGAAATTCAAGGAATTGTTTTGGAAGGTAAATTAGCTGTACCGGGTGCAACCGTTGTAGCTATTCATCAACCAACTGGTACGAAGTATGTAACAACTACTCGTATAGATGGAAGATACAACCTACCAAACCTTAAAATTGGAGGACCTTATGTAGTTACAGTATCATTTGTAGGTTTTAAAACCACAACACAGGATGATATTACACTTTTATTAGGACAAACTCACAAAGCTAATTTTGCTATGGTGGAAGCAGTTACATCACTAAACGAAGTAGTTGTAACAGCGGGTCAAAGTAAAGTATTCAACTCTAGCCGTAATGGTTCTCAAGAGATTATTAACAGACAATTAATCGAAAGAGTTCCGAACGTAAATCGTAGTTGGAAAGATTTAGTAAAATTAGTTCCTTCACAAAACAACTTATCATTTGGTGGTATGAGTTCTCAATTGAATAACGTAACCTTAGATGGTGCTAACTTCAATAACTCATTCGGATTAGGTGATGGTACATTAGGAGGACAAACAGGAGCACAACCAATTTCCTTAGATGCGGTTGAACAAATCCAAGTAAACGTTTCTCCTTTCGATGTGAAGTATGGTGGATTCGCAGGTGGTTCAATAAACACTGTGACTCGTAGTGGTAAGAATCAGGCTTTCGGTTCTGCATATCAATATTTTAAGAATAAAGATTTACAGGGTTATAAAGTTGGTGACATCACAATGCCTGAACAACCTTTCACTTATGATTTAAAAGGATTCACAGCTGGTGGAGCAATTATTAAAAATAAATTGTTCTTCTTTGTGAATGGTGAGAATGAAGAAAGAATGGAACCGGGTACTCAATGGATAGCATCGGATGCTAATAACACTCCAAACGCTACTAACGTATCACAAGCAAGAGCATCGGAATTAGATGCATTAAGAAAATTCTTAATTGATAAATACTCATACGATCCTGGTGCATACCAAGGTTATCAGTATGGTTCTAAATCACAACGTTTAACATCTAAATTAGATTGGACTATTAATGAAAAAAATTCATTTTCATTGAAGTACACCTTACTACGTTCTTCAGCAGATATTCCAGCATCTAACTCACAATCAATTAACGCATCAAATGGTAGAAGACCAGGTCCAACATCAATGCCTTTCTTTGGTGGTGGATATACTATCAACAACAATGCTGACATCTTAATTGGTGAATTGAATACTCGTTTCTCTAACAACGCTTCTAACAAATTACAAATTGGTTATACATCGTTAAGAGATTTTAGAGGAACATTGACTAGTGGTGATTTCCCACAAGTGGACATCTTAGATGGTAATGGTTTACCTTTCACAACTTTTGGTTATGAAAGATTTACTTATGGTAATGAATTGAATACCGATGTAATTCAGTTGAATAACATTTTCAACTTATATAAAGGTAAGCACGAATTTACATTTGGTACACAAAATTCATTTAAGAAATATTCAAATGGATTTTCACCTAACTACGCAGGTGCTTTCCGTTTCAATAGCTTGGCAGATTTCTACGCTTCAGCAGCAGGTACAAAACCAGCAGCTGTGTATGATTTGTCTTGGTCTTTAACAAATGATTTCCCATTAGTAGGACCAAAGAATACTGAATTAAGTTTATTCGCACAGGATAAATTCAGAGTAAAAGATAATCTAACTTTAACCTATGGTGTTAGAGCTGATTATGTTTCTTTTGCTGATAACTTCCTTTACAATCCAGTAGTTGATACTCTTACAAAATTCTATGATGGAGTAAGATTGAACACAGGGTTAGCACCTAAAGCTTCATTACAAATTTCACCACGTGTTGGATTTAACTGGGATGTGTTTGATGATTTAACAATGCAAGTAAGAGGTGGTACTGGTTTGTTCCAAGGACCTCCACCATTTGTATGGATTTCAAATCAGGCATCTAATAGTGGTATGGCATTGTTTGGTTCTATCACAAATGCAACTGGATATATGTTTAACCCAGACATTAACGCATATAGACCAACCCCAACGCCAGGTTTATCTAAATCATATTCTCTTAACGTAACTGACCCTAACTACAAATTCCCACAAGTATGGAAATCAACGTTAGCAGTTGATAAGAAAATCTTAGGATGGACAGTAACTGCGGAAGGAACTTATATTAAGAACATCAACGCTACGGTATTCCAAAACGTTGCATTACCTTCAACAGGTAACATTACATTAAGTGATGGTAGAACTCGTTTCGTTAAACGTTCGGTATATGATGCAACTGGTGCAGCTCAAACAGCGGCTAATCCAAACATTGGTAACGCAATTTATATGACTAATGCAAACATTGGTTATACTTTATTTGGTACATTACAAATTCAAAGACAATTTAAGAACTTAGGTGTAAACGCATCTTACACTCGTCAAACAGCAACGGATGCTACAATCAATGGTTCTACTGCATTTACAATGTGGGGAGCTAGACCAACATCTACGAATCCTAATAACTTTGAGCAAGGATTATCAAACAACTACTTACCCCATAGAATTATCGCTAGTGTGAACTATGGTAAAGAGTTTATTAAGAACACAAGAACTTCAATTGGTTTATTATATGAAGCTTCTCCTAACGCTCTTCAATCTTCTCTTTCTTACACATACGCAGGTGATTTGAATAACGATGGTTTCAATGGTAACGATTTAATGTTCGTTCCGGCCGATGCATCTCAAATCAAATTAACTAACGCATCTGCAGTAGGTGGTGTAGTTGATACAAGAACACAATCAGAATTATGGTCACAATTAGATGCTTTCATTTCAAACAACCCATACCTTTCTTCTCGTAGAGGTGAGTTTGCTGAAAGACAAGCATTGGTATTACCTTGGGTTCATAGGATGGATTTGAACTTTACGCAAGATTTCTATATCAAAGTAAAAGAATCAAAACATACATTGAGATTTACAGCTGATATTTACAACTTCACTAATTTGATTAGTAAAGATTTAGGTATTCAACAAATCCCAACAACTATGACTCCGCTTAACTTTGTTAAATTGGATACGGATGGTAAAACTCCTATCTACTCATTCCCTTATTTGGATGGTAGAAATAAAGTTCCATTCACCGATTCATTCAGAGATAATGTAGGATTTGGTTCTCGTTTCCAAATTCAATTAGGTGTTAGATACCTATTTAATTAATAATAAAAAGGGGAGAATAAAAACTCCCCTTTTATTTTGCCCTTTAATAAAAAATTCGTACCTTTACAAAATGAGTAAAATTATAAATCTATTTGGTGGACCTTCCATCGGAAAATCAACACAAGCAGCGGGGTTATATTATGAAATGAAAAAGGCAGGATACAATGTAGAGATGCCTTATGAATTTCCAAAGTTACAAGCATGGGAAAGGAATGTATATGCAGTTAAAGACCAATTCTATATAACAGCAAATCAACATCGTAATATATCACGTCTATATGGACAAGTTGATTATATTATTGTTGATTCTCCGATACTATTTGGATTGATATACAAAGATAGATACAATGAAGAACCCGAATACCCTGCTATGTTCTATGGATATAAGTTTGATGAATTTATTGTTGATTTACACCAACACTATGATTCACTTAATATAGTTTTAGAAAGAGACCCATCAATGTATCAAGAGGATGGTAGATTTCAAAACTTAGAAGAAAGTATGCAGATTGATAAAGAGATTATTGGAATGCTTGAACGATATGATGTAAATTATTTTAAAGTACCAATCAATAATGATACAGCTAATACCATAATTAGTTTAATCCAACTTTAATGGTTCGGTATGTTCTCTTTGTTTACGGAATCCATATTCTTTTGTTGTTTTAGAAATTGTAGCTCCAAATGTACCACATATTAGTATAAGTGCTATAAGTAAATTTATCATATATTATATTATTTTAATATAAATATAGACATATATTGTAAGAATCTAATAAAAGTTGGACTTTCCCAATATGTTAAAAAAGGTTCTTTAAATTGTACAAAAATATTTTTAGCTAATATATATTATTGAAACCTTGTGGTTAATCCTTTAGTGTTCTTAGAAACATTTGAGTTGAAAATAAAACCCTCAACGAATAAAGGCTTAAATAAACAAACAAAAACAAGACAATTATGTACAACATTACAAACACATGGTCTGCTTCCAAAAGACCAGAAGCCTTCGTAACTAAAGGCAAAAAAAGAATCAAACAATTTGATGGACAAGTGTATCTCTCCGATGGAGATGAATACGAAATTGAATTATTCAATCCTACACAAGAAGTAGTATTGGCTAAAATCAAAATAGATGGCGATTATATTGCCGGTGGTGGTATAGTTCTTAGAAGGGGTGAAAGAGTGTTTTTAGAACGCTTTTTGGATTCTCCTGATAAGTTTAAGTTCTCAACCTATGTAGTTAATGGAAACAATTCAGAAGTTCAGGATGCGATTAGAAACAACGGATATGTGGAGATTGAGTTCTATTCAGAATACAAACCTACAAACATTTGGGGTGGGAATACTTACACTTATTCAAACGGAACAGTTAATGGAAATCCAATAACATTTACTACAACAGGTGGTAGTGGGAATTTCAATTTAACATCGGGTACTACAACAACAAGCACATTCTATAATGCCAGTTTAACTTCAACAAATACTCTAGCAGGTCCAAACATTAGAAACCTATCTAATAAAGTAGAAACCGGCACAACTGAAAAGGGTAGTGGTTCTGACCAAACATTCCAACATACAAACAAAACATTCAATACGTTTTCGTTTTGGAATGTGGCTTGGCAAATTCTACCAACATCACAAAAACAATATACATCCGAAGAAGTAAGTGTAAACTATTGTGGAAATTGTGGAGCTAAAAGAAAGAAAGATTCTTTTAAGTTCTGCCCACATTGTGGAACTAAATTCTAATAAGTTATAATAAATCACAAGGTATTCAAAAGAAAAAGGGAAGTGTAATTACTTCCCTTTCTTTTTATCCATTATATGCAAAGATTGTTTTTATTTTACCATCATTATCCCAATCTATAATATCTACAACTTTATATTCAGTATCAGCAATATGTAGAGTAAATGTAGTAATAGTAGTTGAACCTGCTTGCTTAATGTTATCTATGTTGATTGTAAAATCATTATTGAATAGGTTCTCATTCATTTCCAAAACAGCCTGTTTACCTTTCCACTCACCATTCCAATCTCTAAGATGTACATTATCGGAATACATTTCGTTTTCCAATCCCTTTACATTCTTTGTTGAAAATAATTCAAAATATCTTTTTGTTTGATTGATAAGATTGCCTTTTAATAACCAACTACTACTTTGTATTTTATCACCCAACCCATCAACTAATTCGATACCCAAACGTTCACACACTTCTTTCTCCGGTATTGTATCATTATTTTGGTCACCACCATTCGCAAATATTAAATCGTATCTATCGGAAAACATATCGTGAAATTGTTGTAGAGTATAGCATTGTGTTCTATCTCTATCCGATGATACCAATGCATAATCAACATACTTAATAGCCTTAACTATTTCCAATCGCTCAGTATCGGACATAAATTCCGATGAACCTTTTAATTCTCTTTGGAAATCCGAATTAACGATTACCCAAAGTTTATCACCCATTTGTTTCGCTTTCTTAAACAAATCCAAATGGCCTTTGTGTAAGGGATTAAAGTACCCACTAACTATAACTGCTTTTTCTTTTTTCATTTTATAATGTATTTAAATAATGTACTAATGATTCTCCGAATAATTCCATATCTTCTAAAACTGCTTTATAAATAATATCTTCAATAGCATCACTAATTCCTTTACTATCTTCTAATAAAGATATTTTATATGCAGTTTCGTTGAATTCTGTATCGATTGTTTCATCTCTAAATATAACTATTGTAATACTACGTTTTCCACTTGAATGAAAACATTGCAATGCGTAAAAAGATTTTTCTTCCAAAATCTTTCCAATCTGCCAATCTCCAAACCAACGATTCTTTATCTTCTTATAATTCTCTATTGTTAGCATTTTGTTTAAGGTTATAAGTTTGTTCCAATACATCTTTAGCTTTACCAATCCATTTAGTCCATATCTTTTTAGGAACACTTTTATATAAAAAGCCAGGACATTTTGAATCAATAAGTTCTTGTTCTGGTATGGCTATAATATCCCAATTTTTAATATCAGTATATTGTTCTAACGATTTTGGTTTACTAAACAAATAAACATCAGCCTCACCAATAGCATATCTAATATATCCAGAGTTTGCTCTATTATTAAGAGTATTGTTTGTTGTATTCCTTCGTGTTTGTTCTATATGAAGTCCACCAAATCGTAACTTTGATTGAATCTTTAACAAACCATCAGATGTAATTATATCCCACCCATCGGCAGTAACACTATTATCAAACTCATCTCTTTTTATAACTTGTATATTTGTATTTTCATTAATCCAATCTATTTGGATATATTCATTTGCTTCGGCATACAATTTACCTAAGTCTCTTACATTTCCGTTTTTTACTAAATTGGTTGATGATAGAGCTAAATAATAAACATCTGGTTTATTTAACTTCAACCAATCCATTATTTGATTTTCGTTCATATTCATAATATTAAAATGGTAATAGTGGATGATGTTTATCTACAATCGTTTCTACCCTTCCCCAAAATAGTGGATGATTTAAATTAGTCGAATCAAACCAAATCGTTTCATTCCATTCTCCTAAATCATCATGCATATAACATTGATACATCTGATATAGGTTGTTCTCTAAATTCGAAACTTGTAATTCTCTACCCAACGTAATATAAACCCTTAACTTTGAATCCTGTCTATGGCTTAATTGAAATAAATAGTATTCATCGGTTTCATCCGCAGAGATAATATCCCAACCCCAAAATACACCACTACCTAAGTCTTTAGCATAGTTTTGTATCACCAACTTCCGATTCGGGTCGATGTTAAGATTTTTTTGGGTTTGATTTGGTTGATAGTAGTTAGCCATCCAGCTCCCAGCGCTAATTGGAGTGGAGGTTATAATAGCTTTGCCAGAAAATCTATTTTTATTTACAACTAAGTTTCCTTGTCCTTTTGTTCTCATTATACTCATAGTGAATAGTGTAAGCAATCTTCCATTAATTTTACTGCATTAGGTGGAAACCCTAACCAATCGGCAGTTACGGAATGTATTGGGTGGTTTGGGTAGTTTAATCGATACTCCCATTTATCTTCGATTAGATTCCGATGGCCGATTCTACTAACCTCAATCCAAACGTATCTTGATGTAGCATAATGGGTATCGTGAAATTGAAATCGATAGTTGGTTTCCGTTTCTATCGCATTAGTACATACGAATCTACTCTTATGGTATTCCGAATCTACTAACTTATGTATATTTTTTATATCTAATCTCATAATTAGTACGCTGCTTTTTTAGCGGTTATCTTTTTCTTTTTAGGTATAACTTGCTCTATCGCTTGTTTCATAGGGAATAGAATGTTAATCCATTTATCCCACTTAACCATCTCTTTAAAAGTTTCCCACATTGTAGGCATATTAACTTCTTCTTCCTTAACATACCATTGAGGTGCTGATATAGGTGGAGGTTTGGGGATTTGATGTCCGCCAAAAGAATGTCCTCCTCCGTTAATCCTTCTAGCCAATGATGATGTGTTATATGTTTTTGGTATCCATTGTGTAGGAATACCCACCCTTAACATTTCATTGAATTGGAAAAGGCTTCTACCCAATGCCGCACAAAACATATCAGGTGTTCTTAATTCATCTATTGAAAGAGCTTGAACATCTCTAATAGGATTGGTTTGTAATGCGGACACTACGTTAGCTTTATTATCCAACTTTCCACTTAATGTCCATAATCCCTTTATCTGGTCCTCTTTGTATAAACGGAATTCAGCTCTTATATCAGTAGTAGTCATTGAATCAAAAAAGATACGATAGTACTCACCTTCTTCTCCAACATAGTAGCATTTCCAATCACCAATTAATTTACCATCTAATTTATGTATGTTTTCTAATTGTAACATTATATATGCTTTAATTTTCCTAATATTATCTCATCCAACTTTTCAAAAAATTGTACTTTCTTTCCGAATACCTCATATATCACATTTTCGGAATAGATGGAGTTAGTACGCTCTTTCCAACGTACATCCAAATAAAATGTGTTTGGATTGTATAGGGATTCATTTCTTTGAATAACCACTTCACCTACATCAGAAGTCCTACCATCTCTAAATTTAAATAGGAACTCATAACTATCCTCCTTTACTTCGGGATTGAATATAGTAAAGTTAGCAGTATCCTTTCGGTTAATAAGCGTAAAGTTTTCAATGTTTAATCGTTTCATTATTTTGGTGTTCGTTTTAGAATGTGGATATGAATACTAATACCGCAAGAAATAACAAATAGATAGTTAATATCTTATCTTGCTCATCCATACCATTCCACAATCGTTTTATATATCTTATCATACCTTTTACTTTAAACTTACCCAATACTCTTTACATCTTTCCAATACTACATTCATTACTAAACTAAAAGCCTCTAAGCTTTTAACATCAAATAATTCCATCTCATAACAAGTCACACCATGCAATCCCATTACGAACATCTCATACTTACCATACGCATTCGGAAACTTACTCAACCACACCTCATGCTCACTTTCCCAACTCTTACCCATACCATTGATTTTAAATTGATGCGGTTTAGGTAACTCTTTAATAGTAAATACATAAGCAGTATCTTGAGGAATAGATTTTCTAGTCCTATTCTTTACAGTTATATCGCTTATCTTTCTACCCGAAAAGGTTTTCAATATCAACTTATGTAAACCTTCAATGATTAACTCCATAATCCTTTCAGCTTTAAGAAATTCAAAATTGGTGATTTAGTCGTTTTGCTAGAAAAATCATATTGTTCATTGAGGAGCTTCGCTCTGATAGCACCTTCCGGCTCTACATACGATTGCGAAATCCTCAGCTCTTGAACCCATTGTTGATAAGCTGGGTCCATTTGAATCTTAGCCCGTTTTTCTTCCAAAGCCTCATAAGCTTGGACATCGTTAAAATAGTTATATCTACTCATAGTATAGGGGTTTAATTGTTTGAAAAATAATTTGAAAGTGCTAAGTATATTAAAAATAGCACACCATAGGATAAGGTAATAAATGCAAGTACAATAGATACAGGCGGAATAAGGAGTAGGACCTTAACCCATACACTATTTAGATACCTCTCCCTTACGCTATCATCTACTAAGGCATGAATCCCTAATGCACCAGCGGTATTCAATAGGAATGCGAACGTAGTTAATAATACAACAAACATAGGTTACTTAGATTTTGATTTACGTTTCCCTTTTGTATCTTCCATAATGCCGGTAGAATCATCCGTTACCTTTAGGGTTGAATCGATGAACTCTCCGCCGATAGGAAAGAATTGGCCTTTAGATGGAATGTTAATAGAATGGATGTTACCTGCCTTTCCCTTAACCTTTAGTTCCGTAGGGGTTTGTCCGTATAGTACTCCATCAATATGTACGATACCTTCTCTGATTTTAAAACTTTTCATAATCTGAATTTTTATTTGTTATATAATGTTATAATGATTCTTAATAGCCTGAATAATAGATTTAGTTGTCTTAGGGGTTAATCCGAATTTCTCCTTAATGTATGAATCCAATCCCAATACGGATGGAGCATCTTTAACTCTATCTATAGTCAACGGAATTCTTTCTCCCTTTCTCATAGATGCCAATTGGGTTGTTAATTCCTCTATACCAATAATAGAGCCCTTAAACTTACCTTTACTCTTATTGATAATTCTCAACTTAGAATAATACGCTTGAACTGTCTTTGGGTTGGTTGGATAATCCGCCAACGTACGGGTGAAGATAATATAGAAGGGCAATGAACCATGCTCCTTCATCAATCCCTTAACCACCTTATCCAATTTAAGATTAGATGGAGCAGAAGTAATTAGTACGAAGAAAGGGCTAGGGGTATTCACCTTATACAATTGTTTCTTACCCAATTGGATAACCTTACCTTTGAAGTATCCACTCAATAGGGAAACGGCCTTATCCGCCTCTACCTTAGCTTTTAATCCATCTAAGTAAGGATTTGAACCACCACCACCATTTACATTGTTTTTCATATTTTACGTTTTATATTTTATATACTATTTTGAATGAACTTAATAATGTTTGTCCTATCCTTTCTAAGTGTAGGTTTAAGCGAATCCATCGAATACAAATCATCGATATAATACTTTGTATGTGGATTAGCATGGTTAGGATTGATTTCCCAACTACGAAGGAAGAAGCGCTTAGATTCTCCGAACTCACCATTTTTAATAGTTACGAATGTGTACACCTCATCATAATCAATAGAGGATACCTTAGTAACTTCATCCACCCATATATCAATAGGTTTAACAAAGTGGGATACACTATGTACCCTGTCCATAAACATATCCCATTCTGATTGAGAAGGGAAGAAAGAATCAACATATACCATAATCTTAATTTTTGTTACATAGTAAAACTACGAATAATTCCCCATATAAACAAGCTTTTAGGCATTTTTTTTCAAAATTCTTTATTGAGTATCAACGAGTTATAAACCATTGGTTTTCAACATTTTACATATTATAGGGTTTATTTCCGTTTTAAGCCCCTCAAATCATCCAGCCATCCAAATACCCATCCGGTCCTAAAAGGGGTTAAAATAAGGGGGTCTAAACCTACCTAAAAGGAATCCAGCTAAATTGATATACACCTATAAGGAAAGATACCCTAAGGTCACCTTTACCCTATAAAAACCCTATACCCGAAAAAGTCTTGCTCCATACGTGAAAGGGTTAGGCGTGGGTCTTGCGAAAGCAATATTCGCAGAGTTCCAAGTAATTCAGTCCCCCCCTGCCCCTCGAAGGTAGGTAGACCGAAATACACCAAAAACCCAAAAGAGGGATTAAGCTGCCAGGGCTCTAGCCTGCTCCAACACTTTAGGGGTTATGTATCGGGCTATACTCTCCCAAGTACACTCACCATTACGAATCCCATTCAGGACGTATTGAGGGGTGCCCCATGCCGGTCTATTCTCCGTTCTCACATACTTCACACCAGCCTTTAACTCCGTACCATTATCAGTCCGTAGTCCAGAGTTTTCGTATGATTCGTATATATCATGCATACCATCATATCTACCATACTCAAATAGATTAGCGAAATTATTTATAGCTTCGAACTGTGCGTTTGGAATAGGTGTCCCATCGGGGTTACACACATGCACATCCAGCGAGTTACCACCAGCGAATGAGCTAGAGGATACTCTACACTCCACATTCGGATAGTTCTTTTTAACGAATTGTTTAACTAGCTGTCCAGCCGCCGCATGGGATACATAGAAGTAAGGGGTAATAGGCTCTTTATTGTAACCGGTATTACGGAAAGCTTTTTCATTGATTTGGTAGATAGTACCACCAATAGATACTTTTAAGTTACTCATAGTATAAGGGGTTTATTTTTGAATGAAATTGATTGTGTATTCGATACGGTTGGTGATATGTGTTGGAAGCCCTAGCTGTTTAGCTGATTCCAAAAGGTCAGTATATAGGTAACCATCCCATATACCACATAACATATTGTACACCTCATTGAACCAACTCTTATTCTGGTCCATATAGAAGTCCTCTACCGCTCTAAGGGTATCTGAATGGTAGTCCATCATTTCACTATTGAAGGTCTGATGGCGGTCGAATCTTAAATAACTCATATCTTTATCGTTTTATTACATAGTAAACATACGAATAAAACCCGAGTAAAACAAGGGTTTTATCAATTATTTTTGAGCTCGAGGCTTAACTCGTTGATACTCAATAAAATTATTTTTAAATTAGTTTGTAGGAATATAGGGTCCCACAGTCATCATCATCTATATCGTCCTCCACTACCTCCGCATGTGAACCTATCAGGTCTTGAAGCTTTCGGGCATTTACTCGCCTCCAATAACCAAATCGAAGGTATATAGCGTTTGAGCCTCCAATGACTTGTGATACATCGAACTCACCAAACTCGGAGCGTATAAGGACTAGGGTATCTGAGTCTATTCTCATATTAAGGGGTTTAAACAATAAATAAATTAGTTTCTACTTTGATACCTTTCTGGCGTTTGATTTCATAAAACACATTCCAAAAGGCCTTATATACTTTACCGGCGTGTTGTAGGTTTTCCGAATAAGGAGTCCTCCACATATATTCACCACCATTGAGGTAGTGTCTATTAACTACTACGATAATCCAGCCATCCAACAACTTAGATACTACGGCTTTTTGGGCTGGGGTGAACTTAACACCGGTGATTGCTTCTTTGAGGGTTTCAACACTATTCATATTATCTTATCTTTTATTACATAGTAAACATACGAATAATACGGGATATAAACAAGGGTTTACCCATTTATTTTTGGACCCTAGCCCGTAACTCATTGATTCTCAATAAAATTATTTTTAGGGGATTATAGGTAACCTTTGGCTTCTTCAGCCCAATTCTCATTAACTAACGGCCAATACTTTGTGTTAAGGTAGATAATAACATATCCGCTATCATTCTCATCCAGCGATACGATTTCTTTCTTAACTAATGAACCCAATGCACCTCTAATGATTTTTGTGGATATACCCAAGTCACTAGCTATATCGTTGGCATCCACATCGGAGAAGCCCGGCTCAGCGTATAAGCCACCAATAAAAGATTCAAGTACTTTAGATTCTAACTCTGTAAGATTCAATTCTGAAATAATCATAGTGTAAGGGGTTATTTGTTTAAAAACTGAATGAAGCCTTTCCAATCGATGGCGAAGGTAGATAACATACCCATAGTAAGGGCGATAACTGCACATCCTAATTCGTTCAACTCACCAGCGAAGGTTACATACTGCTGGGCTGTACCATTAAGGATACTGATAGCCACTCCGAAAGAAAGGATGGCTGTAAGGATAATCTGATAATTTTTCATAACTCTTAATCTTTATTACATAGTAAACATACGAATAATCCCTGATATAAACAAGGGTTTTAGGACATTTTTTTCCCTATAATTCGTAACTCATTGATTCTCAATAAAAAATCTTTTAGTACTGTCCAGCCGCCTCCGCTAACTTATATTCAGCCACACCCACTCTACCGGGCTTAACATCCACCTCCACAGCGTTTAGATAGTTGGATACCAATAGGGCATCTACAATCTTATTGAACGCTTGGACCTCCGTACCGGTACTTCTACCTTGTTTACGTTTCGTATTCACATAACCAGCCACAGCTGTCATTAAAGCGGATAACTCATCTTGAGAAAACACACTAACTAACTTTTGAGTATTACTATTCATAGTATAAGGGGTTTAAATTACTTAATAAGGAAATTAGATACCGAACCGAAACCAGCCACAGCCAATTCGTTCTTTATTTCAGAATGGTACTTTTTAGGGAACTTACCCATCTTAACCGGATACTCACTCAAGATCTTATTAATCTTAACCGATTCAGTTTTGAACATCTTTAAGAACTCATTAGCCCTTTTTAACGCCGGACGGGACTTACATACGATATTGTGGATTCTACCCATAAAGTCAGTATAGGTAACGATTACCTCAAACTTAGGGTTATTACTCATTTTACTAGCGGCGAAATTAACATAGTGATTATTCATATTCTTATCATTTATTACATAGTAAAGATAGGGGGTCTTTACCATATATCCAAGAGAAAGTCCATTTATTTTTAAAATTGTTGCTTGATAATCAATGAGTTATGTATATACCCATCCCCTATATGTAAGTGATTGATTATCAGTACTTTACAGTTCTGGAACAGAATTCCAGATTTCTCCAGTTTTATAACTAATAGTTTATACCTATATTGTAAGTTATTTTGTATAGATTTCGTATAAACTACAAGTTACCTATACTGATTAGCCGCCTCCGCACCCGTCTTCTGCCTGAGGTATTTACTGCAATTGGGCATAAAAAAAGGATACCCTAAAAGGATACCCTTAATTATATTACTAACCCTGCTCTAATTACTTTACTTCTACTGCAGGAGCCGCTGTTGTATCTACGGCTGTGGTATCAGCGGTTACTACTGCTGAATCTACCGCTACTGCTGTTGAATCAGTTGTAGCTTCGTTTGTACCTTTACCTCCACAAGCTACCAATGTAGTTGCGATTGCGAAAATTGCGATTACTTTTTTCATCTTTCTTTTGTTTGTTTGTTTAAATTGTTTACTCTTTATTGTAACTTTAATAAGTATAGTGATATTGGATTTTTTTGATATGGGACCGGTTATACACCAGTCCCTTATCTTAGTATCTTATCCTACCCAGCTATTGCGTAATGCTTTCGCTTTCTTCAATGATGTTTCGTATTGAGAATACATTACACCATCTTCACTTACTCTCACACGGTAACTTACAGTACCTGATGGACGAGTGATTTTCTGAATGTTGTTAGAAACTGTCTCATAGATGTTTCCACGCTTTGCTGCTGCTTTTGACTTATTAGCCATAATTTACTACGGTTGACCTCTCTCACCGCCAGGTTTTTGTTATTTTGAACCACTTTTAATATGGGGTGGTCCTTACCCATTATCTTTATAGAATACCAAAGATACGAAAAATACCCGAGTATTCCAAATTTATTTTTAAATACTATCTACATCAAGTGGGGTGATACCGGCCGCATCCATTTCTTTAAGGACCGATTTAGCTCCCTTAGATATGAGCTTCTCCGCATCTAAGGCTTCGATTACTGCTTTCGCTCGGGTTTCGTTTACATACCTCTTACCTACGATACTCTTAGCCCATGCCGGCGCTGCTGAAACAAACACCATTTCGGGAAGGGATTCCGTACCCACCAACTCCATTACTACTCTCTTATGCTTGATTATGTTCATTGCCACTGCTTTCTTAGATGCCGCCTTCTTAGCGGGCTTAACTGATTTCTTTGTTGTTTTCTTAGTTGCCATATCTTTTATTTTTATTATCAATTTTGTTATCATTCTCTATAACAGGACTCAAACCTGTAAGTGGGTTACTTAATTTCACCTATCCTTTGGGCCATCAGCTTGGGAGGCAGCCCTTTCCGATATTATTTTTCTCATCCCAATTCGGTGCGTGTGTCACTCCGCCATATAAAGAACGATATTTGAACTGCGGAAGGGAATCGAACCCCTATCAACCGTTCGCAGTTGAACTCAAAGAACTACTTCACAATACTAATACGTTTCCAGCCACCATCCCACTCTTGGCCATTTAGATACCAATTCCAGTTCTTTTGATTAACCCTTACGCCGGGCAAACCATTTAATCTTTCCTTTGTGGTATTACTAGCCCATCCAGCGTTCGATACACTTAGTACGCCCAACTCATCGATTGTAGCGATTGTATTACCATGTAACCTCAACTTAAAGGTCTCACCATCCTTTACCACACTCATATTACCTTTGTTGAAAGTCTTTCCCATTAGGAAAGCGTTGACCGATTCTTTAGTGATTTTTCTCATATCTTATCTTTTGATTACATAGTAAAACTACACATAATTCCTGAGACTACCAAATATTTTGACAATTATTTTTAAAAAAGTTGTAACTCATTGATTACCAACGAGTTACATATAGGGGTTAATCAATACCATTCTGGTCACATGCATCGGCATACCCATTGGACCAGCTTAGCTCCTTTTCCCATTCAAGGGCCTGTACTAACTGCTCCTTTTGTGACTCGGTCAAATATAGTGACTCGATTAACTGTTTGGTTTCTACTTCAAAATTTTCCATTGTATATAGGGGTTAAATTATTTAATTACTTCAGAATACTCACAACTGCCGGTTCTCATAATAAACCAACTCCAATCTTCATCAGATACGAACCTATCCCAATTCGAACCTTTAACCATACAACGTTTAACCGAATCGAATTTACACACATCGATTTCTTTTAAACTTCTACGAACGGATGAATAGTAGCCGGATGGTACACACTTATTAGGATTATCACCTAACATCTTTCTCATAATACCCGTCCAAGTGGGAGCAGGGTTTGTGTTCATTTCAAACACTAACAAATCATATACCCTAATAAGGTATAACTTATTGTACGAATCATAACCAATCTTAGAATCGAACAAATCATAATCAAAATTCTCTTTCATATATCTCATTTTTTATTACATAACAAACATACGAATAATACCCGAGTATTCCAAATCTTTTCCTTAAAAGTTATCAACATTTTATCCACATTTCATAACCCCTTATGCGTCAATAGCTTATGGTATATAGGGTCAGGAGGCGCTCTACCCGCCCTCCGCACCCTTAAAGTTACGAAAAATACCTGAGAATTACAAGCTTTTTAACGATTATTTTTTTATCGATTGACTATCAATTCGTTGTAGGCCATCTCCAAGCAATCCAACCAATCGGCTGTATCCCCTTCTGAACCTAACTGCCTTTGGATATGTAATGCATACGATATGAGCTCCTCATCCATTCCTAATAAGGTGGCTCGCTGAATCATTTCACTTTCTGACATATGTGTGGTTTATTCGTCACTATCTGACCATTGTTGTATTCCATCTAAGCATCGCTGAAGCTTGGACAATTCCAATTCAGCCCTGTATAGTATATCCTGTTGGACAGCTATCTTATTCTCTAATAGTACCTTAGCTGCATATTTTCTACCCCATTGTTTAGGATACTGAAACTTATTCCCTATTGGATGGTACTCACCCCTTACTAACGTAGGTTGCGGTAGCCTTTCCACAACAGGGTAATACTCACCGGCTTCGTTTTCGAATAGTTGCATATTACAATGCATTGCCCTATTCGTAGCCACTTGCTCCCCAGGGCCCACTTTCTTACCTCTCATTTATTTTCTTTTCTTATATGCTCGCTTAACCAGCTTTTCGTTATCTCGTGCTTGGATTTCGTAAGGGTTGTTCTTATATCCATACTTCATTTGATAATGGTTATACCAGCGGAATGTTTGCTGGGCATGTGTCCATTCATGCAGTATAGTCTTTTGGACAGAAATCATTCGTTTGCAGGATGCTAAATTAATCCAAATCGTTTCATCCCAATTATACCAACCTAGAGACTCCTCCTCCGAATCCCAAGTAAATGCTATTGATTTACACTTCGAAGGCCCTAAGAGCTCCTCCGCCCAGTTTAAAAGCTTGACACAATCGAACTTCATACCTAAACGTTTATTGGTTACTCTCATAAATATACTTTTATTGTAATACAAATATACGAAAAAAATCTCACATATCCAAATCTTTTTTTATCGGGCCTGTACGCAGGAAGGCATACCCCGCCCTCCTCACCCTAAAGTTACAACAATTTCCTGAGAATTCCAAGCTTTTCGTCATAATAATTCCCCCATTTTATTAACATATTTCTAATGCGCCATCGTCTTGATATACGAAATTCACAAAGAAATCCCCAATTCATTAGAAGTTTTTCAATGAGCTGGGATACAGGCTCGGTTACGCACCTCTGCTCCCGCCCTACCACCCTATAAAGATACAAAAAAAATTCCATAAAGTCAAGGGGGTGTGGATAACTTTTTTAATCCAATGCGGTCCCGAAATAGTACAGCGCTATTTAACATAATACAAGTTATATAACAGCTATCTTGTATATTATGGAGCATAAGTTGTATATAACCAATAGTTTAGACTACCCTAAAAAATAAGATTTAGACTAACCTAAATTTTTCAAGCTCACCTAAATCGTTCACAATTGTAAACAGCTATTGTGGATAACTTTTTCGGTAACGCACAAGCTATTGGTTATCAGAGCTTTACCCCCTAAACGAATATACAAATGTGAATCACAAATGTGGATAAGCTTGTGGAAAAAAAATGAGCTAGTGTGTAAAAATAATCCCCAAGAAATTTTGCGCTCTGCCAATGAATCCGTATAGGGTCACATTGTGATATACTACACTATCATTTGACACCCATTTTATTTTCATTGTGGTAAAAAGTGGGTGAAAGTGGTAAGGTGTGGGAAAACTGACACACATCGGTTTTGAATCCCTTTGTAGTATCAAAATATAAACATACCAATATACCCTGATATATAGACGGATTTTGTAATTAAGGTTTTGGCAGTATCAAAATAAAAAATGTGGACCTTATTCAAGCCCACATTCCCAGCCAATTTTACAAGCTGTTTTGGTTTCTTTATACTCTTATACGTTTGTTATTCTCTTATACTCTTATGGCTTGTTATACTCTTATACTATATACTAAAACAGGTTCTTATACTGCCTCCATACCTTACCTACTTTCTTTTTCTTTTTGGCATTCGTTTGTGGTTTCGGCTTGATTTGTACTACCTTACCCCTCCTTATGGTTTCGTTTTCTTTTAGGATTATCATTCCTTAGTCTTGGTTTTCGTTTATATGCGCTCGTTGTACGTTTAAGATTTTGAGTTCCCTTTCGTATTCCGTTATGGTATTCCTTATACTCCTTGTATATTGGGGTTCACCTATTCGGATACTCATTTGGAGAAGGGATTGTAAACCTTCGATTCGATTCCTTATCTTATCTATATTGCTCATTGGATTCTCTTATATTGGATACTATTCTTGCGGATTCTCATCAGGCCATTCCCCTCCCCTACGGATTACGTTCCCTCCCTTTGTGTATTCTCTTATATACATCCAGTTCAGGGATACTATGTACACTATATACCCTACCATTCCTATGCCTATTCCCCATTCGTTATACATTCCTTACTGATTTTTATTTACCTTAGTTTCTTATACTGGGATTAGTAGAATTCGTGTCCGGCTTTTTATGACCAAACGAATTGTACATTTAATCCACTTACCGTTATGACTCCGTTCGGGTGTTCGATTGTTAAGATTTCCCCATCTTGTCTCCAATCAAATCCCGTTTCTAACACATTTTGAATTACGGATATAATTGTACCTCTATTGCCACCTGCGGGTACTATGCCCATACGGATTGCCGATTCTTTTTCCTCTATTGTTAATTGTTTGTATGTATCGCTCATTTTGATTTTATTTTAAATTGTTTAGTTTCCCTCCCATTCGAATGCCCAACTTTTATCACCCTTTTGTACCGTTAAATTGAACCTACCTGCACGGGGATGTGTAGCTCGTATAATCCATTCCCTACCGGTATCCACCAATTCCCTATCCGGAAAATCACCTGCGGGTATACATGCCTCATAATGCTTTTTAATGGAATCCCATCCACCTTCGGCTATTGTACCAAATGCGTTCCCTCCGGTAATGTACCTTTCAAAAGTATCAATCCACCATTGGTCTGTTTGTGTTGAAAAATCTATTGCCATAGTTTTTAATTTTATGTTTCTCACTGGTATAGCTGTGAGTTAGCTTGTTTTAGTTTACTACTATATATATTATGCTATCAAAAAAAATTCCCCATCGACCCGATTTCCGATTCACCGATACGATATATAAGAGAATACTGAATGAATATAGGATTAAGGTACATATTGTTCTAATACTAATTTAGTTAGCTTGTCCACTACTTTATTCATATTCCTTAATTCGTACTTAGTTATGGTTTGTTTACAATTTGCTCCTAATGTCATTTCGTATAACCTTAATCCATTCACCATTTCCGATTCCCTATTCAATTGGACCATAAGGGATTGCTTTCTATTCGTTAATTCAATCATATACAAATACCCTTGCTTAGTACTATTCATATCTAATAGTCCAACGGGCTTTATTGATTCTACATAGTATCCCGTTATTCCGATTACCTTACCCTTTAATCTTTGAAAGTTTTCTATTGTTAGCATGTACTTTGTTTTATATATCGTATGCGGTATCAATCATTTCAGCCATTCTCATTACCAATAACTTTTTATCACTTATAGTTTCAATTGGTATGTATGTTTTAACCTTAAACATATTCTTATTGATATGCCTATTATCATCCAATAAACCCAATTGATACCCAAGCTCATATAAGTTTTCTTTTTTCAAACTAAATAATTCTTTTGGGCCTTTTCTATTTTCAATTAAGATTAGATATTCATCGGTGTTATCTATAATTTTATCCACCACCCAATACATGCCCATTTTATCATAAAACGAATCACTTATTATATACCCTCTATTTTCTATTGTTAGCATGTAGGTAGCATTTCTTTTAATCTATAAACAAATTTATCCATTGTATCTATATCCTTTGTATATCCACGCTCCACTGCCCCATTACATACCAATTCAAAAACACCTTCATGTTGAACTCTATATAACGTCAATTCTACGGTCTCCTTTCTTGCTTTTGTCATACTATAATAAACCTGATTGGGTGAACTCTTAACCGGTACATCCGTTATTAATTTGAATTCGTATGTAGGTCCATCCGTACCTACGGCTAATCTAATACACTCACATACTATCCACAATTGTCCATCCGTACCAAAGATAGGTGTACTCAATAGTTTTTCGGGATTCTCTATATACATCTATTTTATTTTAAAGAAATTAATAATCCTATCCTTTAAAGTTGGTTTGTACTTTCTTAACATCTGCTGATACTCAATAACCTCTAATGCTTCACTCATTGATACCGGCGTACCCATTCGCACTTTATCCGATAAATCTTCTAAACGTTTGTCCGTTATTGTTTTTCTAAATTCTGCCATACTATTTTTTTAATTGTTCGCATTGTTGATAATCGTAAATGGTTTCTTTATGCCTATCCGTTTTAATTCCCAAACAAAGTACCTCTTTAATATGTTTTACTGCATCTTTGTGTTCTGCGAATTTTGTTGTAGCCTGATAACAATCACCCCAACCACACTCTGTATGCTTTAAGGTTTTCCAATACTTAAATCCTAAAAATTCTTTTTGTGTTTGTATGTAGTAATGTTTGTTATACTCTTTACCGTAATGGTCTATATAAACTTTTTCAATGATTCTATGTTTCATATTATTTTTTTATAATTTTACTAATTAATTCTACCAATCTATTCAACCTCCATTCACTCTTTTTTTCCTCAATGGTTTTCGGTTCGTCCTCAACTTCATTTAAATTTTTATGTGCAACTATATTGGTATTATAATGGCTTATTAAGGATTGATAATACAAAGAATGTAAGTTATGCGGTATGTTATTAAAATCTGCAACTATCTTAATTGGTAATTCAGTCCCAGTTCCGTAAATCTTTATTGAAGTTTTAATTGTAACTAAACCGCTACCCTTCATTGTTAGCCTACCATTGTCCGGTGTTATGTTTATACTCATATTGTTTGATTAAAAGTTTGTAATTGTGTTTTTAGTACATAAAAAAACGATGTCATATTCTCAAGCGATTCCAACTTTACAATCGTATAATCCATAAGTACATTGTTATACATACGATACCCTTTCTCTTTTTTAGTTACATCCCTATATAAAGCAAACGTAACCTCCCTACCATCATGTGTTTTTACTTTCACTATATACCTAGCATCCCTTCTAGCAGGACTTAAATCAGTAGTTGCTTCGGATATAATCCATTGAGTAAAATCCGGCATTACAAATGTTTTACCCACTAATTTAGTAAAGTTTTCTATTGTTAGCATTACGATAATAATTTTGTCATTTGATTTACCAAGCCATCCATTGTTTTTAATTCTGTCATATCCAACATCCGCCTTAATGGAGTTGCATGTGGTAAAGGTTGTCCATTATCTTGCATATCCCAACACCATAATTCATATTGTCTACCTATTGGTGTCCTTTCTAAATTGATTTGTATTGTATGCCTTCTATTACGAATATATAATTGGAATAGGTATGCTGTATTTTTTGTTTCTATTCTACCAATACGCCATTCACCTACGTCACGTTTCCAAATCTTATTTATATTTTCTATTGTGAGCATATTATATTTCCTTCATACATTCTATAATCGCATCAATCGTATCCAACCTATCCTTAGTTACCCAAAGTGTGTGATTATTGTATTCCATTATATACCTCTTATCTGATGTCTGCTTTCTATGTAAAAGTATTGTTTCAACTTGCGAACCCTTCTCGTCCAATAAAGTAAATTCATAATGGTTGTCCCACTCTTTAACACCACCAACTGAAAGCCATTCACTATACTTTGCACCTCTAATCTTATCAATGTTTTCAATCGTTAAGACCGTTTTCTTTAATTCGGTTTGTTGTTTCATTAATTCAATTACCGTTTGTTTTGCCTGCTCAATTGCTATATCCTTTATTTGTTGAGCAATGTTTGAATTCGGTTGTGCTATATTTACAGCTCCATTCGTATTTGCTACTATTTTTCCTGTTAGCTGTGTTAATCCCCTACTTTGAAAGGATGTTGGTGGTATTGGTATATGTGGCATTATATTGATTTGATTAATTCTAAAAGTACATAGGATAGTTTATAGCCTGTAAATGCTCCCAATGCAGATGGAATTGGAAATACAATCATTTTACCCAAATCTGTCACATACTTAGGTCTGTTCACAATCTTACCCATAAAAAAGTAATATGTTAAGTATCCAACCAATACTGCTATATCAGTTTTAGTTGCTATGAATACAACCAATGTTGCTCCTAAGAATCCAAATATGAAGTTATCCCTAAAGCCCTCCCAAATTTCCAATGGAGTTGCATCTTTGTATTCCTTTACTATCTTTTGAAATTGTGCTTTTTGTTTTTTCATTTATAAAAAGGATTCTAAGTAATTAGTAAATACATCCACTTGTTTAATACTATCAGTAACTAATAGAATATACTCTGTCCCACATTCTAATCTGTATTTAGGTATTGTTTGCATTTGACTATGCCTATGTAGTGTTACCTTACGCTCCCATCCCACATCTGGTTGCTCTATAAAAATTACATAATGATTTAAGTGCTCCATAATAGATACGACTTTCCAATAAGTGGAACCCGATTTACCACTACCATACAGCTCTTTACCTAATAACTTTTTATGGTTTTCTATTTTTAACATTTATACCTTTTCTATTTTTTATAAACCAATATGAATGAATACACAATACACAGCTATTAACTATTATAGTAGGTCCAGCCATAATACCAATACCATATATAATCCAAAATACAGACCCAATTGAATTAATCAGCCGTAGTTTGTATATATTTTCTATTGTAAACGAATACAGTATTAATATAGTACCTATGTAACCAAATATATCAATCATTGAATAAATCTTTAAACAGTCCAGCTTCTACCCTTTCACCGAATGCTGCATTTAGTAATTCATTTTGTAGTTCTTGAAATTGCTTTTGCTTCAAAACCATTTCTCTGAATTTGTCTGGTGTTAATTCGTCCAACTCTTTAACATCAAAGTGCTGAGTAGGTATTGTAAACACCCGATACCCCTCATTTGTTTTTCGAATAGTTATTCCGTCCTCAATCCATTCTTTTAACTCAATCATTTTCTTCGATGTTAAATTCTATGCTGTCAATAATTGTTTTACTAACTGGATAATATGCAATTCCAATTGCTTTACCCTGCTCATTTCGTTTCCAAAATTCGTAAAGACCTGAGTCTGACCAAGATATTCCATCTGCTTCAACTTTACGATTCATATAAGATTCCCCTGTTATAACTAAAATGTGGTATCTATTCATAATTAAATGTTTGCTTCTTTAATTATTTCCATTGAAAGTATTGTATCACCTTGTCTAATAAAATCAATCACCTCAACTCCATCAATCACCTTACCGAAGCAAGTGTGATTACCATCCAAATGAGCAACTCCTGCTCTATTGTGGCAAATAAAGAATTGAGAGCCACCAGTATTTCTACCGGCATGTGCCATACTTAATACACCTCTATCGTGAAATTGTTTTGGTGCATTAACTTCACATTGAATTTTATAACCAGGACCACCATCACCTCTACCGTTTGGACATCCACCCTGAATCATAAAGTTTGGTATAACTCTATGAAAATTTAATCCATTATAGAATCCTTGCTCAACTAATTTCTTAAAGTTGCCGGATGCTATTGGTGTTTCATCGTATAGCTCTGCTATCATAACACCTTTTGCTGTTTCTATTTTTACTTTTGTTGCCATATTTTTATTTTATAACCATTAATAATTCCATTTCTCTAAACAAATAGTATTCTTTATTGTTTAGTTTCACTGTTTGTGCAGTTCCGATTTGAGGCATCATTACTTTATCCCCAACTTTTACCGTCATTGGGATAAGCACCCCATCATTTGTAAACACACCCGGTCCGGTTGAAACTACCATTCCTATTTTAGTATCTTCAGCCCTAGCTGTTTCTGGAATAATGATACCTCCTATTGTTTTTGTTTGTACTTCCTCTTTTTCAATCAGTACTCTGTCTGCCAATGGCTTTGCTAATTCAAATGTTTCGTTACTCATTTTATATTTTTACGTTAAAGTTTATAATTACCCTAACATCTTTTGTAGGGCCCGAACTTGAATGGTATCGGTTACCATTAAATAATACTACTCTACCTTTTTTTGGACTTACTTTTTTTACAATAACTGGTTTCGTATCTTTTGGTATAGGGCCATCCTTTATAGTTCTATCAAATAAAAATGTATCCCCATCGGAATCGTTTACATAATATAAACAAACCAAATGCTCATACCCAACATCAACATGAATGTTATCATATTCTTTTCTTAATTCAGTAGCTAATGGAAAATGCATGAAACTTCGTGCATTATAAATTTCTTTACATTCCTTACCAATCTTTCTACAAGCTTCATCCGTAATCACTTTGACCTCTCTTAGAAGATTCTCATTAATAAATTTAGGAGTATCCTGTTTTATATAACATGCTATACCGGGTGTAAGTTGAGTTATACCTAACCTTTTTATTTCAGATGCCGGTAATGCTATATCTTTAAAAAATATCCAAGCTAATTTTGAAGATGTAAACAAATCTTCAATTTTGTTCTGAATATCGTTTGGTACTACATCATCAATAACAATTATATCATCAATCATTTTGCAGATGTTTTTCTTTTAGTGTATTTTCTTTTTGGTTTTACAAATTCCATACCCAACCTTTGGTCATCAGTTAATGTTGCAAACCTTTCAGCATTTTGTTCTAATTGTTTAGTGATGTCCTCTTTAGCAATTTCAGCCATTTTTTGTTTAGCTTCATTAGATACCCTACTCATTGGTACTGATGCTAATGGGTCATTATCACTACCAAAGTTTGTATCAATTGTAGCTATCTTTGTAGTTCGTACATTGATTGATTCATCCGATGGTGGGAACTCACTATTCTCAGCTGCTTTTACTAATGCATCAATAATTTGTTGTTTACCTATAACATTGTTCTTAACTAAGATTTCGCGTATTTCATCGTTTGGATTTACTGGTGTAATTCCTGCTAATTTTTGAAATGCTTCCTTATCCGCAAATTCAGTTTCAGTTTGTGTTGGTTTCTTTTTGTTTTGTTGTACATCGTAAATTAGCTTACCAACTATTGCTAATACAATGATTGCGAAAATCCATACTATCATATTGTTTTATTTTAAAATTGCTTGTAAGAATACCCAAAACATTCTGAATCCCATATACAATATCCAAAATCCAAATCCAAATACTATAAGGTATCCAATTGTTTCCAATACTTTTGTTAATTTTTCTTTCATAATTTATTTTTTTAATAATCTACCAGCACCTCTATATGCTCTTTTATAGTTAGGTTCTAACATTGAACTTATTTTTACACCTTCATACCTATTAGCTGCATGTACAAACATAGTTTCACCTAAGTAAACTGCACAATGCCATCCACTTGGTGATTGTCTACTTCTAAAAAATAATAGGTCACCTGTTTGTAAACTATCTTTTGGTACTCTATTTGTTTGAGCCCATTGTTTATAACATACGTTTTCCAAATTCAATTTATACACATCGATATATAACCTCTTATTGAATTGTGAACAATCGATTCCCTTTTCAGTTTTACCTCCCAACTTATAAGGTTTTCCTATCCAATGTAACATAAAGTTATTTAATGTACTATCAGCAGTTAGGTATGGTAATGAATCCAATGTAGGTAATGGTTTTTTTGTTTGTGCTTGTGCGGTACAACTATAACATAACATCCAAAAAAGTATTGAAGCCGTTGCTGCTAGTATTTGTGTTTTATACTTTCTCATCCGTTTACTCTTTTAATTGTGCAATCCTCATACCTACAATCGTAATACTCCTCTTGATTATCAGGGTTTATAACTAACAATCGTGCTCCAATCATTTTAATAATTGCGGGCTGATATGCTACCGGCTGTAATACCCTATCACCTATGTATTCTTTAACACTAATTTTAGCATTATCAAATCTAATTACTTCTATGTGTTTATAACTCATTTCTTTTTTGACATCCTTTCTAAAAGTTTCTCCAAGTTCTCTTTGGGCTAAACTCATTATTTTTTCTTTTTGGTTACTATCGTTTCTGATTTTTCCGTTGGCTTCCAACAATCCTCAAATCGCTTACCATTCAATTCACCTTTATCACTTAAATCATAAAACTTTCTAAGTGCTTCTTTACGGCATATAGTTCTAATCCATCCGTTATTCCAAGTTCCAACTTCAACCTCCGAACCAGTTTCCTCACAAACTGCGTAAGATTTTTGTTCAGCGTTTCTAATCAGTGCCCAATTCTTATCTGATGTACCTGTTACATAAAAACGCAATCCACCAAACTTTTCTTTTATTTGAGTTGCTTTTGTAACCCAATCGCCTTTTTTTAGGTCATTAACTCTAACCTCATGTACTAATTCATAAATAAGTTTATACCAACCATCACCAACAGCAAATGAATACTGATATGGATTTGTTTGTTGTATATAGTTTATTGAACGTGTGAATTTGAAATGCTTATGTACAAATCCTATTACTTTGTTATAAGCTTTCTCAAATATATTGTGATTATATTCTCTTGTTTTGAATGTAAACATTTCAGGATACAATTCAACTATTTTGTTGCTATTACTTTTTGTCATTCTTTTTACGTTTTAACTTTTTTTCCTCAATTGAAAGTTCCTCAACAGGTTCTTTTACTACATCAGCTACTTTCACTTTACGAGTTGCAAGTTTCCACTCACTCTTTGGTACGAACTTCCAGTATCCTACCTTTACTTTTTCATCTGCTTCAATGTCATCCACTCTACGAATTTCATCTAGCTCATAGCCTTTAGCTACCTTAATACATTTAATACATTTCATAGTTTCCTCCGTGTTTAATTGTTAATTTGTACAAATATACGAAAAATGCCCGATATTACCAAGCATTTTCCGTAGTATTATTTTTTATTTTTGAATGTTTCTAAATAATTGTGGTACTTCACCATAAACAGGTAACTTACCATCCCATTTGTTTACATACTCTAATTGTAATAGCAATGGTGTCAATGTTTGTTGCTTCATTCTATTTGCTTCAGCTTCAGCCTTTGCCGATGTCAACATAGCCTGAGCGTTACCTTCTGCCGTTGCTACTTTAATTTTAGCCTGTGCTTCAGCCGTTTTAACTTCATTCTCTGCTCTTAGTGCTGCTTGAACTGCATTGTTCTTAGCTTCAATCGCCTGTTTGAATGTTTCAGGATATACTAAGTTAGATGTAAATTGATTAACTATAAATCCCTCTTTTAATAACTGTCCTTCTAAAATTCTACGAACTTCTACTTCGTAAGCCTGACGATTACCAATCAATTCATCAGCCGTATATTTGTTAGTTGCTAATCTGAATGCATCAAACACAGATGTTTTTAAGAAACCTTCCTCAATTTGGTCCAAGCTTCTACGATATTTAGAAAAAATTGCTGGAACTTTTTCTCTTTGTACTGAATAGTTAATGATTGGTGATACGTGAAACTCCGAACCATCTTTACTATTTACTACGAATGAATTATCGCCTGTATATTCTTTGTGTTGAATAAACGTTGGGAACTCATAGATTGAATGTGTAATTGGATTATAGAATACCATACCAGTTACTTCAGTCACATCACTTACACCTTTGTTATCACCATACTGATTAACTTTAACACCCACATGTCCTGCATCAATTCTTTCACAAGACATAAATAAAAATATCAATAAGAAAAAACTTACGATACCACCTGTAATTAACTTTGTCATTTTTTTAATTTTTAATTGTTGTTCTAATTTATATTGTACTAATTGTTCTTCACGCTCTTTTTGTTGGCGAGCATACCTTTCTTCATAACTTTCGAATGCCATATTATTTTTTTGTTTTAGTTTTAGAAATTGGGTGATGTGGAGGTAATGGAAATTCGGATTTCGTCACCTTTGGTTTGCGTTTTGTTTTAGGCTTTTCTTTCACCATTTGCTCAGCTTCTTTTAATTCATTAACATCCACTAAACCTTCTGAGCTTCGTACATAATCATACAATGCCAATCCACCCCAAACTACTAATAGCAATAATCCAATACCTGCTAAGATATTTAGAATAGTATTGGCTGCCGTTAAGCCAGGGAATACAGCAAATTGTAATATCAAAAAGATTGTGATTACATTAAAGATTTGCGTTTGATACTTTTTTAGTTTTTCCATTTTTTATTTTGTTTTAATTATGAGTTTGTGGGGTGAATCAGTTTAAATAAGATAATCGGGTTTCAAAGAGTTTTGATTGTATTGAAGTTACCGACAAGAGACCCTAACATTGTTGAAGTTTATTAATTTTCATTATCTTATTCGTTCATCCGCTATATGGCGTCATAGTTGGATTGCAAGATTATATTAAATAAACATCATCACCCACACTCCCTCAATTTTTTTAAATGATTGTATTTGCATTATGAATATCTAATTCATTCTGCAATTCCTCAATTCTATCTTGAAGTTCACCTACTCTATTTTCAACATCCACTATATTCAATTCCACTACTTTGATGGATTGAACACTACCATACCTTTCGGTTTGCTTACCTTCATCCGTTGGAACTTTCTTTAATTCCTTAATCTGACCTTTTAATTCAGCTAATAGGAAAATTTGGTTATAAACTGGTTGGTTTACTTTGTGGATTCTTGCTTTTAATTCCACCAATTCATTTGATAATGATTCGATTTTAGCCAATACATCTACCATTGAATACCTGCGAGGATTCCCTTCCTCAATCGAATTAAACTTTTGTAAAATCTGATATTGAGCTTTCAATTCAGTTACTAATTTGTTCTTTTGCTTTAATGCCTGTTTTACGTTCATCTTTTATACTTTTAAATTTTATTTATACAAATATACGAAATAATACTGAGACTACCAAATCTATTTTAAAATACGATTTACTAACTCATTCCACTTTTGTGTTTCAATCTTATCAGCGTTATACATTTCAAATCCAAAATCGTTATCGGAACTAGGTACTACAAC